AGTAGAGATATATTATTTTACATCAAACTCAAACATTCGCTACGCAAACGGAATCCTTCATAGGTGAGATTTAAAGAAAAGCGTATTAAGATACATATAAATCATGAGTAACAGTCAATTTTGCCAGAAAAAAATGTCTTTAAAAGCTTAATCTACGATTCACCCTCTTGAAATCCCAACTTGATAAAGCCGATGCAGTTGCAGTTTCAACCGAAGTTGGGGTCCCTGGACGGGAAAGAGTTCTTGTGGGCGACGCTCTATCAGACATGGAAACTCTATCGTTCAACCACGCCATGTCATTATCTTTTAGCTCTCCAGCGATGCTGTCTGTATCCCAGTCGTCAAGATCATTTACCATTTTGTAAAGGTCCTCGGCGGTCGACTTGTTGGCTTCCAGATTACGTTGCTTAATTTTTTCAATTGCTTCATTGATGAGGTCGGCACCTGTAGTTGTACCAATGTTAATCCTTTTGCCTTTTCTCGCCTTAATCTGGAATGGTTTTGTGCTCACATCTTTCAAAGAAACAACCCAATATTCACACGCTACATCCTCTTTGACCACAATTCCCAAAATCGACGTCCCCATTCCTTCCAGTGGCAAGAACCCGAGGGAGGTGAACTTCCCTAAGATCTCTAGTGTCCTATAGAATGGCAGGTTTTCATATTCGTCGGCAGTGAGTTGTTTTTCAACTTTGTAGCCCATTCCTTCTAACTGAGAGACAGATCTGTGTCTTGTTCTCGCCAAGATCAGAAACATCCCTTCGTTGCACTGCCCTGGTCCCAATGAAATGCTGCTCAGGGCCCAAGGCTCTTTCGTGACCGAAACGAACTCGACTACCTCCATAGGCGGGCATGATGTTGTATATTTCAAAATGTCGTCAGTAATGGATAATACCATATCGCATGGGTTTACTTTGACTATTGTGACATTATCTTCCCTAGGAACAGAGAGAGCCAATGTTCTTAAGAAGTTGCTGATGTTTTTTGTCTTTGACATATACTCAATGTTGTACGAGTGCCCATGCCTGTGCGATCGAACCGCCAGTGTTTCTAACCCACCGAGGAGTCTTCCGAAGGTGCTTTTCCACTCCGGCAGCACAGTGGATAGGAGGACGTCGGGTGGCATGCTATGATTCAACAAAAAAGAAACAAGCTGTTTAAAGACCTGCTGCTTAGTATGGAATGTCACATTAGGATCGAGCCCAGCAGCGCCTTCAAACGCAAACCCGGACGGCCAGGGCTTCGGTGGTGGCATAGGCAAAATTTGCATCTTCTGGCCCGACCCTACCAATTGGCCAATAACCCCAGATTTATTGAAATCAAGTACCTGCATACGAAGGGACCTTGCTCTGGGCTTTACCTTAGTATCCACAGTGATTCTTGATAAACATTTCAAAACTTTGCCTGACGGTTGAATTTGTATTTCAATCTGGGATCTTTCGATATTGTGGACAGCTACAAAAAGCATCTTTGGCTTAGAAGTGTATGGATCATCGCTATCAAAAGGCCAACAGCATCTAGGGTCAAATTGCCTGCTCCAGAGATATTTATTTCCGCTATTCCCTGGTGGGTAGCCCAACCAATGCTGTACAAATTTGTAACATCTGGTCAGACAATCAGGACTCACCTGCGGTGAACATGTGATTTCAAAACTCGGGGATTTGTTTAACCCGATGATCTCAAAGTAACATTGTGATGTCTTGTTGTGGAATATCATCTTTTCACCTGTTAGGAAAGTTACCCACTCAGTTTTATCTTCAGTGTGGACCACAGGCATCAAAGGGTAAAGTGGAACAGGAGCTCCCGGCATTAGCCTGTTAGAATGGAATCTCTTTTTCGGTCGAGGATACTTCTTTCTGTATGCGCATCTATTGTCGAGGATTTCAATCAAAATTCCACCAGCCTTTAATATACTCGTCACATAATCATGCTTAGTATGCACTTTTGGAAAATCACCATTCATTAAGGCTGTGCAGAACAGACATTCATATCCATAAGAGGACCAGTCATGATCCTTAATAGTGAACCGATGTGTGTCAGCAAATTTGGTGAATGCTTTAATCAAACTGGTTTTGGTCACAGACCCATCAACAAACTTGTATGCAAAGTTCAAAATACAATCAAAGATTCTCTTGTCCGTTCGAGGTGGAGGTGCCATGTTAATGGAAATCGAATGAGACTCATAGGTATTATTGAAGAAACAAGAAAACATTTCGAATCCTTCTGGCGTAGCTCTACTGCAATTTCTCAACCCCTTATCTTCAGTCATGAGCTTCATTAGATGGTGCCCGAGGACTTCCCCATCAATTTGGTTCAACATTTTGAAATGGAGTGACTTCACCATTCGGATGACATTTTCGACGAATTTTGCATCATTTTCTACCATAGCAAGAGGACTCAATCTGACCACATTTGGGTAAACAGCGGGAAAACAATAACTTAGGACTTCGAGCGGTGAAGATGTTGTAGGCAGAACTTTGTCACGCATCACAACTTCCTGGAGCTGATGTGTAGGAACCCTGGGAACTTCTAAGATCTGTGCCTCATCAACAAGAGATTTCCACAAATTGTAACTTCTCTGAGTACGTTGGGACATAAGATTAAAGAATTCAGCAAGTGCAGAGTCAAAGTCAGTGGTTCTAGAGCAGCACAGTTTCGACAAATCCTGGAATTTTATGTAAGTTCTCCCGGCTGCATGAATTGGTTCAATTCCCAAACTATTTAGTTCATATTCTGATGTTTTGACCATGATTGATGAGAATCTGTTCATTGAGATGTTGTGAAGTTGTATGTTTGGTGGTTTAATTTTGTGTCCCAGATTTCGAAGTAGCTTAGAGTTTGCTCTGGTGACAGTTGAGTCCGAAAACCCAGCGTCTTCCATCAGTAACTCTGCGGCTCTCAACGTTTCTATACGGAACCCAGTCTCGTGTGTTTCAGTGCGAAGTTTCCTTAAGTCTTCAAGACATTTACGTTTAGCGCGCATGTCCTCTGCATCGTTTATTTTACGTTTTCTAATTCTCATCATTGCATTAGTGTTGTAAATGTTGGTCATGTTGTAATTCATCATGTCGCCATGTTTTTGCTTTCGTGAGTTCATCCGATGGTTCATGTATACCGTATGGCTGTCACGGGCTGCTGTGATTCTATAATAAACATATTGCTACT